TTGGTTTAATTTCAATGATGTATTTCTCATACTTACCTTCCTTTGTTTTTACTTTGATGTAAAAATCAGGATAGTAACGATGAACTCTACCATCTATAGGAGACCTGTAAGGAATGAATATTTCCTCGCTTCCCCACTCTATAATTGATTCTGTATGATCACAGAAGATCATAAACTTCTTCTCCCACATGGACCTATAAATGATCCTGGTAGGGTTTCCACGATACTTCTGTGGGTTCACTGGTTTATACAACCCAGAGTATGCCATAAATATAAATATACACTTCACCAATCCTATTTATTGTGGGAAAATCTATTCAAGAAGTAATCACCAAGATCAAAGGTGGCATGTCAATGTCCACCATGTACGAGGTGACGTTTGAATTTGGTAGCGATGCTACTGCTCTCGCAAATAATATAAAAAGTGCTACTGGAGAAGGTGCAAATTGGGGCACAGATGGATTACTTACTATGCTCTGTAGTGAAGCACAACTCCCTAATGTTTCTTCACTTACTGGTCAAACGAATAACGTGTATATGGGTGAGGGTCAAGTAAACTATGCGTACAATAGATTGTTTACTGACATTAGTTTAGGTTGGTTGTGTGATAAAGACATGACGCCACTAAAGTTTTTACAGGAGTGGCACGATTATATATACACATCAAGTTATATTAATACGAATAGTCAAGGTAGAAGTGAGAGTACGTCGAGAGTAAAGTATCCTGTTGAGTATGAAGGAACTATTAGAATTAGAAAGTTAACTCAATCAACAGGAAGAACAGAGGTATCTCCAATTACTTATAAATTGGTTGGTGCATTTCCACATAGCATCGATGCCACTCCATTATCTTATGGTTCCTCACAGGTAGTCAATGTGTCCGCATCTTTCTACTATACAAGATACTTTGTAGGCACCGCAGACGTTGCTTAGAAATTTCAAAATTGAAATTTGCGTTACATGAATTTGGGAAAAATTTTTCCGACAAAAAATGAGTCAAAAAGTCGAGCTACATAAATATAGAGTTTTTTAGTTATTATGGCATTACCAGCACCAGCAACACCAACCTACGAGTTGAAAGTTCCATCATCAGGCAAAACAATTAAATTTAGACCATTTCTTGTAAAAGAAGAAAAGGTTCTACTTTTGGCAGAGCAGTCTGAAGACGAAAATCAGATTAGAGATGCAATTAAGGATGTTATCAAAAATTGCATTATTACAAGAATTAAGATTGACGATCTAACTTACTTCGATCTTGAATATATCTTTATTAACCTTAGAGCAAGATCTGCAGAAGAAGACGTAGATTTGGTAATTACCTGTAAAGATGATAATACTACTCAGGTCAATTATAAATTGAATCTACTAGAAGTTGAAGTTGAACAAAATGAGAAGTCATCTAACAAAATTATGCTAGATGATGAAATGGGTATTGTTCTTAAATATCCAGGAATGGACGAATTCATCAAATTTGCGATGATGGGCAATAATCTCCCAGATGCAGAAGTTGTTGAATATGTTGCAACTAAAGTAGATCAAATTTTTCAAGGCGAAGAGGTCTGGGATTGCGAAGATCTTAAAAAGCAAGAAATTATTGATTGGATTGAAAAACTGACACAAAAGCAATTTGTCAAGATTGGAGAATTTTTTGAAAATCTTCCTGTGCTAAGACATACATTTACACTAAAAAATCCAAAAACTGGAGTTGAGTCTGAATACACGCTAGAGGGGCTACAGAGTTTTTTCGCATCTTGATGTCCTACAACAACTTGGAAAATTACTTCCGAACTAATTTCATGTTGATGGAGGAACATAAATATTCATTGACCGAAATTGAAAATATGATGCCCTTTGAGAGGCAAATTTATGTGCTTTTAGTGAATGAATATATCAAGAAAAAAGAAGATGAGTTAAAAGAGAAACAAAAGAGATGAATCTTCCTGGAAAAAGGACAAGAATACGTTATGACGGGATTCCCGGTGTAATTTATATTGGAACGAGAAAGGAAGACAAAACTAAAGAATTGCTTGATCGGATGGATCGAGCATGGACTCGTAATGTTAATGAGATGGGGGAAAGTCTCCTATCAGAACTTACATCAAAACCGCAAGTAAAGTTAGGCAAACAAAAGAAAGAAGAAGTATCTGACGGACCACTTGAGTTGTCAAAAATTCAAGTTGATACTTCTGCAACTGGTGGGGCAACTCTTCTTGGTGCTGCATTTTCAAAGATTGGGAAAGCATTCAATACTGCTGCAGCAACTAGGAGAGCATTCAAGCAAGCAGGCGGCAATCCTAGATCCCTGAGACGCGGGTATTTCCTCTCTAAGGCACTTGGATCTGAGTTTGGCGGGGATTTCATGCGCCGCACTAGGGGCACCTTCTCGTCCCGTCCTGACGCCACACAGGATCCTGGTTTGAGCAAGGGTGAGCGGTTCACTGCCGTTGTCAATCGTGATCTTGCTGCCCGCCCCCAGATGGTGAAGCAACCAGATTTATTTCCACAAGATGAATACACAAATAAGACTACATTAGAGTCAATTACTGATATTGCCAAGAAGACAGCAGATAAAATTCTTGGACTAGAATCTGGATTTGTAAGAATTGAGAAAAGTCAGACAAAAACAAGTAATGCATTTTCAAGTATTGCTCGTAATCTAGAAAGTGTACAGAAATCTTTTACAAAGACATCAAAAGATGTTCAAAATTTTGTTGAGAAGAAAGAGCAAGTTGTTTTCATCAGAACACGAATAAATGAGTTATTCAGAAGACAACGAGATGAGACGGAAAGAGTATCTGCAGAAACTCAACTAGAATTCCAAAATTTAGGTGGCGAAGAGGGAATTAATGTTGATGAAGTTGGATTAGGTGGAGAACCACTATCAGTTGATCAAGAATCTGAAGATGGTGGTGTTGGCGGTGGAGATTTAGGTCCAGCAAGTATCACTAAAAGAGGATTCAGAAGATCCTTCAGACGTGGTGCTATATCCATGTTTGGAAGAAGAGGAGGAAGAGTTGTAAATCGTATTGGTAGTAGTGCTATTGGTAGAGCAGGTAATGCAGTTGTAAATGCTGGAAAATCTGTTGCGACAAAATTTGCTCCAAAGGCAGTTGTTGGATTCTTGAGACCTATTCTCAAGAGAGTACCTATTGTTGGTGGATTGATTGATTTTGTCGTATCTCTAGCACTTGGAGAAAATCCTGGTAGGGCAGCAGCAAGAGCAATTGGTGGAACTATAGGTGCTGGATTGGGAACACTGATTCCAATTCCATTTGCTGGAACAATTGTTGGTGGTATTTTAGGTGATCTTCTTGGCGGAACAATTTATGATGTTGTCACTGGAAAGAAAGAAAAAGAAGGTGAAAAGAAAATGGCATCCGGCGGTATCATTGCTGGAGAAGCTGGAAACGAAATTATTCAACCACTGACTTCCGAAGCAGGTAGAACAGCAACTAAACAACTGCAAGGTAGTGGTAGTCTTCTTCCAGCAATTGGTCCACTTCTGTCAGCAACTGCTGGAATTGTCAGAAATCCAATGTATGCCCAGGTCATTGGACCAACTGTAAATCCAATTATTCAACCTTTACTTGCTCAGTACAACGTACCAGTCTATTCGGCAGGATTTAGTGACTTCAAAATTGGAAATCTTAAAGCAGCAGCATCTAGATCGAAGCAAGAAGCACAACGTTCAAAAGAAAATTCAACAAATCCTTTCATGAGAGCATTTAGTTTCATTGGAAACTTGTTCTCTGGTGTTGGTGGTGCTATATCTGGAGCATTTGGAGGAATTAGAGACTTTTTTGGTGGATTATTTGGTCGCCGCCCCGGAGGTGGTGGCGGCGGTGGTGGCGGTGGCGGTGGAATGATCCCAGGAGCAGCACCACCGGAAATCAAAGCATTTTTAGATGCAGTTTCTCATGGTGAAGGTGGATGGGATTCTGTCAATCCTGGAACTAGTGTTCCTGGTTTGAGTAATATGACTATTGCTGATGCACGTCAAGCAGCAATGGCGAAAGGTTACTCAATGCGGGGATCTGGAGCAATGGGTAAATGGCAACAAATGCCGGAATATATTTTAGATAGAGCTCGTGCTGCTGGATTAGATCCAAATAAAGACAAATTTTCTCCAGAAAATCAAACAAAAATTGCCAGGATGTTGGCTGCTAGTGTTTATCCTGGCGGAGAAGCAAAATTAGTTGAGGATTTGAAGAGAGATCCAACTAGTGTATTGCCTAGTATGGTAGGAACTTGGCCATCTTTGCCTGGTGGAAGTCAACAAAATACTACTCTGGCGGAATATAAACGAAATTTCACTGCATCGATGCAAAAGTATGGCACTAAGGCAAGAGAAGAAGAAAGAGTTAGGCAAGTAAATCCACAAGCAGTAGGAGCACAAGGTCCACCAGCACCAACAGCAGTAGGAACAGGAAGTGGTAGACCACCAGAATCTAGAGCACCATCTGCTGCGCCAACAGCTGCATCTCCAACAGGAATGTCTCTTGATTTATTTAATGCTGGAACCACTGGTGGAGGAACTGGAACTTTACCTCCAATTTTTACATTTACTCAAGCACCGCCGCCACCAAGAGGGCCTGCTGCTGGTGGATATGGTGGCGGCGGGGATGGAAAACCAAGGGAACCTGCTTGGTATGAATGGATTCTAGGCAGATAAATATCCATGGAGGTATTGTGAATGGCAGCATATACTACGAGCGTTAGTCCAGTTGGAGTAAATCCTGGTGGACCTAGCATCTTTAGAGCTATTGGTAGTAAGATTAAGGATGCTAAAGAGCAGGCGGTAGAAGCTCGTCAAGAAGCAGACCAACGTATTGAGCAAGGTTCAGAAAGAATTAAGGAACTTGAGGCAAACATCGCTACTGCTGCTGCAGAAAAGAAAGATGTTGATCCAAAAGATCTTGAAGAACTTGCAATGCTCAAGCAGGATGTATCATCCTTAAAAGAAAAGAGAAGTGAGAAGGCATATTTTTTCAAGAAAGCACTGAAATTTCAGGCAACTGACAGAATTAAAACTACAATTGGTAAATTTCAGAGAGATCCTGCACTAGAAAATGATCCAGCAGCATCAGAGAAGGAAAGATTCTATGCCAAGGCTGGATTGTTCAGACCTGATCAAATGCCAGATGTATCGGGAAGAGAAGAGAATAATAAAGATATAGTGAGTTATGTTGGAAAAGGATTCCAACTCATCATGGATGCTGTTGATAAAATTAAGGGAAGAATTAATAGAACAGCAACAACTACAGAAAAGACAGCATCCACCGCTAACGCAACTCAATCAACAACAGAAGGAGTAAAAAATTCATCTGAAGATCTTACCAATAATACTGAGTCAATTTCTAATGTATCTAAGGAAGAACTTAAGATACAGAAACAAGAATTAGATCTTGCCACCAAAGCAGAATCGGATAATGAAAAGAGAGCAGCGGAAGCATCTGCAGAAATGCAGAATTTGGGTGGCGAAGAAGGAATCAATGTTGCTGAGGTAGGATTATCTCCATTCTCATTTTTGGGTAAAGGAATTGATGCTGTTAAAGAAAAAGTTAGATTTGCGAGAGAGATTGCTGGTAGAGTTGCCGGTCGTGGTAGAGGTGCTGGTGGTGTTAGAGGTGTAAGACTAGGTGGTAGGACATCTGGTATTCAACCAAAAACAGCATACACTGCTCCCATTGGTCCACAACCAATGAATTCATCTACTCCATGGGCATCAAGAGGGGCCGGAGAACGTGGTGGTATGTTTGGTCAAGATGGATATGTTCCTAGACTTCCCTCACAATCTTTATCAAAAGGTGGAATTATTTCAAGACCAAAAGCAAAGAAATCTTCGGATTCAGTATCATCAGCACCAACTTTACTTACCAGTCCAACAAACATTTCTGGAATGGGAGGAACAAATAAACTGGCATCTGGTGGAATTGTAACTCCCCCTGCTGCTAAAGCATCTGATATCTCTCCATCTACTGCTGTATTACCTACAGATAGAGGTGCTGGTAAAAAACTGATACAAGGAAAGAAATCAGATACTGAAAATATTTCAAAACTATTCCAACTTGGTCCAATGATTTTTGGTGGCATTGGATTTAGTGCTATTGCACAACTCGCGCAAGTTCCTTTCTTGGGAGCATTAATGAAGGCTGCCAAACCAATGATTGCTCCAGTAATTAAGGCATTCGGATTACCAGAGAGCACCATTAATCTTCTGTTTGGCTCACAAAAACCAGCTGGATCTACAGTTGCTGGAGATCCTGGTGCCGGTGGTCAACCACCAGGAGGAGGAGGTGATAATCCTCCCCCACCACCTCCACCCGGCGGATCTTTAGATGTCGGTCCTTCTATGACAGCTACGGGAGGTGATTTGCCGAGTAGAAATATATTCTCTCGTTTTGGTTTGAGAACTTCTCCTGGTGGTGTTGGATCGACAAATCATCAGGGAATCGATATTTCTGGAGGACAATTTCAACAAGGAGCTGCCGTTTCTGTAATTAAACCTGGAGTTGTGGTGCATACTGAAGATTTGGGAAGAAGTGGTTGGGGAAAATATGTTGTTATCAAGCATGATGATGGAACTCATACTTTATATGGACATTTGAGTGAAATAAATGTGAGAAAAGGAGATAAAATAGAAAATAAATCTGGAGCTGCAAAAGTTATAGGGAAAATTGGTAGCACTGGTGTTTCTACTGGTCCACATTTACATTTTGAACTTGGAAATGGATGGGATGGTGGTAATATAACAAATAAAGTAAATCCAGAACCATACATAGATTCTTATGTTAGGGGTGGAGGAAATGTAAAAGTTGATGCTATCCCAGTAACTGCCAGACCAACAGCAACACCAACAGCTGCTGCACCATCAGGAATGCCAAATCTTTTTGGATCTACTGCTGGTGGTTTGTCTGGTCCAATGGGATTAACTTTGCCATCAGCAACTCCTGGATCACCATTTGTCCAGAATCCATTACCAATTGGTAATTTGTCCGATCCATATAATCTAGGTCTTAATTTTGGCGGTGCGTGGCCGGGGGTACGATAAATGAGTAATAGTGTAAAAAGTTTTAAACCAAAAAATATTGTAATCACTGCATTGGCAAATGATGCTAAAGAAGGAAATCGTGTAGACCTCACTGCTTTGTGCCCATTGTTTGATTATTATGAAAATATAGATAATCCATTTATCGTTGCATCTTTGACTGTAATTGATGGTACAAATCTAATTGGTACTCTACCAATTCAAGGTGGCGAAAAAGTAGAGATTGAATTTGAGTGCGGATTTGGAGAGAATGGATCTGTTAAACAAGAATCCGTGAAGTATTCATTTAGAGTATGGAAAGTATATAAAAGAGAATTTACTACAAGAGCACAAATGTATAATCTTGCACTTACTTCAGATGAAGCATTTGTAAATGAATATCAAAAAGTTGTTAAACAATTATCAGGAAAACCAAGTGAAATTGTGGAAGATCTTCTTAAAAATTATTTGAAGACAAAAAAAGATTTGGACATTGAAGATACAGGAAATCAAGTCAATTATTATCCAGCAAGAAGAAGTGTTGTATCTATTATTACTAAGATGCAAGTCAAATCCTTGTCACAAAAGGCATTTGACAATAGTAAAAAGAAACCAGTACAAACTTCCAATTCTAAAGTTTCAAACGAAAATTCAGAAAATGACGCAGCATTAAAAGGAACTGCTGGATATCTTTTCTTTGAAAATAGGAAAGGATTTGTATTTAAATCTATGGACAAAATTTGCGATGTAGGTAAAAATTTTGGTGGAAGTGCTCCAATTGCTGAATATAAAGTACAAGTAGTTTCTGATAGTGGGAATCCTGAATTTTACTACAATATTGATTCTTATAGATTTACTGAAGAAATTGATATCATGCGTAAATTCAGACTTGGCGTTTATTCAACTAAGATGGTGTTTTATAACATTTCATCTGGAAAGTATGAGGAATTTACTTATACTTTGGAAGATAGTTTTGAGAACATGGCAAAATTGGGCAATCAAGACAAATTGCCTTCTTTCGTAACTGGATTTGACGGCCAGAAACTTCCTCCAACTAGAGTCATGTCTATGGCAATAGATCATGAAACATGGCATGGTGGAGAAAAACCAGCAGATCCAGAACAAAAAGGTGGTGGAACTGATTTTCCGGATGATGCAAAATATACAATTGCACAGGGAAGTGCAAGAAGATATACATTAGATTTGCTCAAAATGGAGATTTCAGTTCCAGGAAATGCTGCATTGACTGTTGGAGAAAAGGTTAAGATTTATCTGCCAAATATGAGGACGGGAACTGATAGAAAGAAAAATCCTTGGGATAGAGAATCAAGTGGAAATTATTTAATTTCAAAAATACACCATTCGTTCGCCATGGCAGATGAAACTGGTGCTAAATTTACCACTGAAATGGAACTTATTCGTGATACATATGGTATGGATGAAGACCCAAGTAAAGTGACATAATATGGATCCAGTATTATCAAGTTTGTTTCCAACATATAATATCGGTTCTGATGGATTCAACTGGTTCATTGGACAGGTTGAAGATACAAATGACGACAAAGGTGGTGGTAGAGTAAGAGTAAGGATCGTTGGTGTTCACCATCGTGAAGGGAATGTTACTCCAACTCAACAACTCCCATTTGCTCATGTAATGATGCCAGCAAATGTTCCATACAGCAATGGTGGATCTGCTGGAGCACACAATCTTAAGATTGGTAGTTGGGTAATCGGATTCTATCTTGATAATGATGGTCAAAATCCAATCATTATGGGGAGCATTGCTCACACTCCAGCATCAACATATGAGGAGTTACAAGAGTGGACTCCAGACCTTGAGAGTCTAGGATTCAGACCAACAAAGGTAATCGATCTTGATCCATTTAGTGGAAGAACTTTAACCGACATCAACACTGGTAAAAATAAAGACAAGGCAGTTACAGATGCTGGTGAAGCAAAGATTAAGCAAGCAAACAAACGTGAATCTTGTCCTGCAATACTTGCTGCTCTGAATAGACAACAATCGGCAACAAATCCAACTGGATCTAAGGCATGTGTTGCAGTTGCTGATGCAAAATGTGATTCAAAAGATCTTGGATCTGGTCTCAAAAGAATTCTTGGTGATCTTCTGGCGGCAAATCAAAATGCTGGTGGAGCACTTGGAAGTTATTATGTTGGAAAGATCAATGGAGAACTTTATAGTGCCGTAGACATTCCTAGAAAGTATATCAATAAAGTTACAAGATTGATGACTTCTTTTGCCACTAGAGTGAAAAAGGAAATCGTTTATGGAATTCGTGAAGGAATTGAAGCACTTGTAAAATTAATTATGGGTGTTCAGAGCGTGAAGCAAACAGTTGAACAGGCAACAGACAAACCAAAGAATCCAAAAGAGTCTGTTGTTCCAAATACTGAAAGGGGAAATTTTCTCAAGGAAGTTATTAAATTTTTCAACAAAATTCTCAACGAAATCGGATGCTCATTTACTAAAACTCTGGATGACCTGATCAAGTTCATCGTTGATCTTCTCATGGGTTATCTGCAAGATGCATTTAATGCTGCATTTTGTCTTATTGATAATGTTGTTGGGCAGGCAACTAAATTTCTTGAAAGTACGTTTGATAAACTTGTTAACGATATTCTTGGTCCATTACAATCATTACTTGGAGAAGCAGGAAGTTTCCTTGATATTGTAGGTGGAGTTCTAAACAGAGTTTTAAATCTACTGGGAATTAGTTGCACAGGAATTACTTCTGAGTGTAATAAAAAGAAGTCTGAATGTACTGACGGAAGTGATGATGACAAGGATGAAGATGAAAAAGATTTTCTTGATAATTTAATTGAAGAGATAGAAATTGGAAGTTTAACTGGAAAAACATTAGGATCTGTCTCTACTGGTGTGTGTAATGCGGCAAGAACTAATCCAAGTCCAGCAAAAACAAAAGTTAAATTTATCGGTGGTATTCTAAATCAACCACCAAAAGGTAGTTACGTTTCAATTACAGATATTAAACCAGAAATCCCTCTTGGTGCTATAGCAGATCCAACCGGATTTCCTAGCGCAGTTCCTGTTCCCGCAGCGGACAGAGACACAGAAAATTATATAGATTATAAAATTACCAGACTTAAAGATAAAATTAAGGAGGGTGAAATTGCCTCCTTCCTGCTAGAAGGTCCACAAAGAAATGGCGTACTTGATTTAGAACTTCTTAAATCATCAGTAATACCATCCGAAGGTGGCACAACATATGAAGAGTGTGAAATTGCAAGCAACGATGGACTTGCCTATGGTTTAGTTGTGCAGGTTATTAGAGATGGTCAGGGAAATCCTTTCGTCACCATAAATCAACCTGGCGTTGGATTTCAGGTTGGAATGGAATTCACATTGGCTGCTGGGAAGATTGGGGGAACATCTGAAGATGATGATATTGTAATTAAGATCAAAGAAGTTGGTGAAACGCTTACATATAGAATCTTTGGAGATGTCTACGATAAAAAATTAATTGATGATGAGTTATATCCAGAATTCAAACAATTTACTTTCTCTGTTAAAGATGATGGAACTGATGGGTCAAGAACTTTTTCATTCCAAACTATTGATGCACCAAACAATCCGCAACCATCTTATATTGGACTGGAAATCATTAACAAGAGAGCAGCAGATTCAATTGTAATTTGGGATGACGATCCAGAAGATGAATATAGAGTTGAAGTTGAAGAAATAGTAAGTATTGAAATTGAAACTGCTAAAGATGATTATAAAGAAGGGGAAAATATTTTCTACAAAATTATAACTGAAAATGTTCCTGATGGAACTGTATATGATTTTAGATTCTTTGGCGATGCCGAGGAAGGTAAAGATTATTCAGTCTATAGCGATGTTCGTAAGGTTGAGATTTCTGGTGGTGAGGGTGAGATTATTGTATTGACAGAAGTTGATAATGAATTTGAGTCTCAAGATGAAACTTTAGTTCTCATTCTATTCCAAGAAGATACAGAAACGCCAGTAGCAACTAAAACTGTTCTAATTGTTGATAGAGATAAAGAAAAAGATGCAACAGCACCTGAATTTGTTCTTACGCAAGATACAACATCAGAGCAACTGCAGGAATATCTAGATTCAATTGGAACTGAGTTGATCCGAGACTTTGGAGATCAAACTGTAACTCTTCCTCCAGAGTCTGGAGGTGCTGTTGAGACGGATCTAGGAACAGATGAACCTGAAGAGTTTGTGCCCCCACAAGCAGGAGATCCTATTGTTGACGAGGATGGATCTATCATTAGTATTCCTATTGATTATCCAGGAAATAAACCCTATCAGATTCCACCAAAAGTTACTATTTCTGGAGATGGATATGGTGCTGCAGGAATTGCCTTATTAGATAATAAGGGATTCGTTAGTGAAATTAGAGTTACCCGAATTGGTGTTGGTTACGTTCCAAATCTACCAGATGATAATGATTTATCTTGCATCATTGATTCGTTCACAATTATTAGACCAGGATTTGGATATGAATTTGCTCCCACATTATACATTGATGGAGATCCTAAAGTTGCTGAAATTGAAATCAATGATGATGGATATATCTCTGGAGTTAGAGTGTTAAATAGAAGTAAGGCGTATAATACGATCCCTGAGATCTTGATAGTTGGTGGTGGTGGAGTTGGTGGATTTGTTCTTCCAAGTTTAGTTTGTCTGCCTCCAAGAGAGATCGAAGAGAAAGGATATGTCAAGATTGGCACTGGTCGTTACGTCGATTGTCCATAGGTATAAATTATGTCACACACTGATGTTCACGCAAGAACTGAGGCTAGACTCAGAAAAAATGGTCTCAATTACAATACTCCAACATCAAATAAGGAATCTGTTGGTGCTGTAGCAACTCCTCCAGAAGGAAGATCTAATGATGGTGACGACAAGAAATTTTGCACAGGTAGTGTAGAAGTCATTGGTGTACATCAAGGTTTTGCCGTAGGAACTTATAACAATAAAGATGGTTCTGGTGGATTGTTTATTACTGATGGTTCAAGTTGTTTTCATATTGATGCAAAGAGAACTATTCATATTCAAACAGGAACTACTGCAATTGATGGTGCTGGTGCTGGAGGATTGCAACTCATTTCTGATTGGGTGATGCAGAAGAGTGGTAAGTATAGATTAGAAGTTGGACCTAATGACGATGAAAATGAAGTAAAGGGAAAGAAAGAATCAAAATCTCCAGCATATTCTATTCAGATATGGGGAGATGCAGATATTGTAAGTACTGGTGGAGAACTTCGTCTTGGTGGTGATAGTGTTCTGATTAATGCGAAGGAGCAAGTTAAGATTACTGCCGGATCTCAGATTTTAATGAATTCTAATGATGGTGGAGGAAAGATCGATATTCTTGGTGGTGAAGTAAAAACAGTTGCAAAAATTGCTGCATTTGACCTCACTAGTACGTTTTATGTTGATGGTGCAGAAGAAGTCACATTCAATCAAAAGTATAAAGTAGATCCAGTATCTGGTCAAGCAACTATCAATACTCCTGGTGCTTCGCAAGCAACAAATAGTATTGGTAGTAAAAGTACAATTACTCTCGGAACTTATAAACATACAAGTACTGGAAATTTCCAGATCACAGCAAATAAATTTTTGTCAACAACTTTGTTGGGAACATTGGAATCAAGTACTGGACCAATGGTGAAATTATCTACTTCTCAATTTGAGGGAGTATTTACAGGATCTCCACAAGTAAATAGTAGAACTAAGGATGCATATTCATTAACTGTAGGTGGAACTATAGGCACATCATACATCCTAAATGCCATGGATGTCAACATCATTTCACTAGGAACAATTACAGGAACTTCTGTAGCAAATACCAGTTTTATTGGATCACTAATTCTACTTAACTAGGGGCTTGACAAACCTCAGAAAGTGACCTAGGATAAGCTTGTCCGGTAAAGATGAGACATATGAAGCTTAAAGTAACCAAGAGAAACTTCACTGATTCTAATGGAAAT